TTGCAGCACTACAGATTAGTATGAACACTAGTCAACCGTCTATGACATGTATATACATCATCCGAGCATACTAAAATGGCAAATTACACATACGAAAGATCGAAATATGGAGGATGTGTTGGTAGTATATTAGTGCATACTACTCCAGCAATTTCTTCATCTAACGACCCCACTACTACCCAATTTAAAGAAAATATTCCAGCGGGGTATTTGAAGTGTGATGGATCTGTTTTATTGGCAAAAGATTTTTTGGCATTATCTAGAGTCGTTGGTGTTGGAGATCAGTGTAGATTTAAAAGAGAAATTTCACAGGTTAGAAACGCTGATCCTTCTATTAATGATTTGGGGCAGTTTCAATTGCCTGATTTGGGATCTAAGGTAATTATTGGTGGTAGAGGAACTGGAGCATATAATAATGATTTTGTAGACAGGGAAGATTTAAATGCTGCTACAACAAATAGAGTTGGACCACAAATTGAAGTTATCAGTAATTTTGGCAGTCAAATTAGCGCGAATTATATAGGATCTGCTCGTGTTACTGCCAGTGGGACACTCAATATGTTGGGCAATCCTAGATATAGATTAGACCGAAATACTTCTGAAACTGAATTAAATATTGAAAATTTTCAGGGACATCTTCATCGGGCAAATCAAACATATTTAAACTATAGTACTAGTCATCAAGTAGGTGGAGAAGGTGGTAAAGATAATGCGCTAAGATTAGCAAATAGTGGTGCTGGTAATCAAACTGATTTTACTTTTGAATCTGGTAGAGAATCTATTCATGACCATAGAGTTGAAAAACCAATAGCATATAGTAGTAATTTTACTTATTCGTATCCACAAAAAGATATTGATATGTCTGGAGTACTTGCTAGGGTTGACATTGATGTTAGTAATGACGAAAAATTAGATCAGTTGGTTACACCATTTATTCTTGTAGAATATATTATTAAGTTCTAAAAATGACCCAAGATTCTAGTTTTACAAGTAGATCTCCTAATAACCAAGGATTTAACGGCACATTTTATGAGCCTAATTGGTCTAGTTTCATGAACAATTATAATATTGGGGGCAGGGATCCTGGTGGTTCTGGTGGGGGCATCAATAGAACATATTCTTGGACTATTACTTTTGCAAATTATGGCAGACAACGATTCTATGCTAATGTGGATGATAGTGGGGCGATTTATATCAATGGCAACTATGAAATGGGAATGGGTGGATTTGGGGGACAAAGTTTAGTCACTACCGCAAATTACTATGGTCCGGGTACATATACTCTTAGTGCTACATCTATTAACAGTGGTGGTGGACCTTGGGGTATTGCTATAGATTGGGTTGGATATATTCCACCCCCGCCTGTTCCTGGATGTACAGACTCTCGTGCTACAAACTATAATCCAAACGCAGATGTTGATAATGGATCTTGTGTATATCCAACGCCAAGTGTTACTTTAAATTTCAATCCTACTGCTATTAAGAGAGGACAAACATCTACATTATCTTGGTCAGTTAGTAATTCTACATCCAGAACTTTAACTGGTCAAGGTAATGTTGGAGCATCTGGTAGTTTGAACTATAGTCCTAATAATACTATTAGTCGTACTTTGTCTGCAACTTATTATAATATTACAAATAAGTCAGTCACAAAAACTTTAACGGTTTACATTCCTCCTATTTTTAGTATTTCTACTAATAAAACGGAAATGATGCTTGGCAGCACTGCCAATATTTCTTGGACTGTTAGTGGCGATGGTGGTGGATTAAATTGGACTCCTACTTTAACTTGGTTATCTGGTGGTCTTACTAATGGAAATTTGAATAGCAATTCAAATGTAACTCCATCAGATACTACAATATATACGGGTCGAGTTTCTGGTGTTGGTGGAACAGATACCGGTAGTGTAACTGTTGTTGTTTATCAACCAGTACAATTATCTGTAGATTCTCCAACCAATTTAGTATATAATAACCAGGGAACTATTGATGTTACCACAAAATATGCTACAGATTCTATAAAAATAACACCAACATATAATTATGATTTTGTTGGATCATCTACGGGTTCTGTAGTTAATTTGTCTGTTAATGACAGTGCTGAAATTGGTGGAACTCAATCTACTACAGGATATACTACAACAATACCTTATAATGATAGGGGACCACTAAGTGTTACATATGTAGTTAGAGCAACAGGTAAATTAGGCAACTTCCAGGAAAAAGTAGTTACTATTCCAATTATTATTGATGATACTCCAGATAATCTAAATATTCCTGATAGCGAGGATTTGTTAAAAGATCAAACACCAGTTGTCTCACCAGCGGTGGAAGTTTTATCTGATTTGATTTTAATTGATGATATTGATATTAAAGTAGAGATTAAATCAAATTATCCTATTCAAGTTGATCTCAATCAAGATAATGATTGGACAAAAGTAAGGCAGATCTAAAATGGCAACCACTCAAACGTTTACATCTAGCACTACATATGCTATTCCTTCGGATGCTGCTAATGTTACATATATTATTCATGGTGGTAAAGGTGCTGTTGGTGGTCCATGTAATAGTCGTGTTAACCGATCTTCTGGTGGTGCTGGTGCTAGAGGACAAAAAATATCTGGAACTTTAACTGGCGTTGCTGGTTCAACACTCACATTAACGATGGGTGGCAATGGATCGGGAGTTGGTGGAAATAGAGATACTGGTGGAAATGGTGCTGGTGGATATTGGAATGGTGGACGTGGTGGTAATAATAATTCCCAGGATAGTAGTGGATGGAATGCTGGTGGCGGCGGCGGCGGCGGTGGAGCTACTGCTATTCGTATTGGTAATACTGTATTAGCTGGTGCTGGCGGCGGTGGCGGCGGAGCGTGTATTTGTTATAGTGGTGCTACTAATGCTCCTGGACTAACATCTTCTGATATTAACACTAGTGGCGGATCTAATGGTGCTGCTGGACAGAATTCTGGATCTGGTGGAGCTTTTAATGGCGGCGGTGGAGGCGCTGGCGGGGGATTTCCTGGTGGCACTTCGGGATCATTCGGTCCTGGATATGCCTGGAACGGTGGTAATGATAGTAGTGGATTTGGTGGTGCTGGTGGTGCTGGATTATACAATCCTTCATATCATAACAGTGCTTCTACTCTTGAAACTTCTAGTTCTGATAGTTCTTTTGTTACAATTTCATATGAGGATCAAATTGTCACAGAAGATTTTGATTGGACCACTAGATCTCCCCAAATTGATAATATTATAGGATCTCAGGGATCTGATCCAAATAACCAGTGGACTACTTTTTTAACTAATACTAACGTAGGTGGTTATGAACCTGAAGGCACTACCGTTACTAGATCAATTGAATGGAAAGTTGATTTTAACAATACTGGAAGACAAATATTTAATACAGCTGTAGATGATGATGCTGACGTATACATTGACAATGTATTCCAATTCTCACTTAACACTTATAACGCCAATAATTCTTTAACCACAGCAGACATTATTAGTGCTGGTGAACATACTATACGGATTGAACATGTTAATAATGGTGGTCCATATGGTGTAGCAATGGATTGGACTGGATATATTCCTCCAGTACCACCAACAGTAAGTCTAACTGCAACTGATTATAGCACCCCACCAAATAATATTACTAGCATTTACAAAGGTCAAAGTCTGAGGCTTACATACTCTGCCACTGGCGAGAGTATAACTTCCAATACTTTTACTGCAACTGCTAATGGAGTTGTAACTAATCCTCTTCCTAGTGTTGGAAATAGTGGTGTATATTTTCCTGCTCCTACAGTAACAACAACTTATACATATACGGCAACTAACCCATATGGAACTTCTACTACTTCTGTAACAGTTACTGTTCTAAATGATCTTCCAGTAGTATCTCTTACCTCAAATGATGCTAATAATACTATTTTGAGAGGAGAATCTGTAATACTTACTTGGTCTGCTACTGCAAATGTTGCTATTAGCAGCACTACAATGACTGGTGTTGCTAATCCTGGACTTAACGGTAGTGTAACAGTAAGTCCTACAACTACGACAACTTATACTTTTAGAGCAACTAATCCTTCTGGAACAACTACAAAAACTATAACAATTGTTGTTAATATTCTTGCCCCGACAGTAAATCTTACTTCAGATGATCCCGATGATAATATTATTGTTGGTGATTCTGTAATTTTAACTTGGGGTGCGTCTGGTTTTGATATAACAAACACCACGATGACCGGTGTTACTAACCCTGGTAATAGTGGTAGTGTAACAGTAAGTCCTACAACTACGACAACTTATACTTTTACAGCAACAAATTCTACAGGAACTTCGACTGCTAATAGAACAATTACTGTTCCTGTCAAACCACAAATTGTAGTAACTGCTAATGCATCGTCTATAGTATTGGGTCAAAGTGTTAACATAAATTGGAATACAACTGGAGATGCAAATGTTGTTAATTGGACTTCAGGAACTCCGGGAATTACTAACAATTCAATAAATGGAACAGCAACAGTTTCTCCTACAAACTCTACACAATATTGTGCTGTTGCTAGTGGACCTGGAGGAATTAGTGATACTCAATGTGTTGCGATAAATGTTACCCCTCCTCCTGGTCCAGCAACTGATGCAAATACAACATATACATCAGATGCTACTGTTATTATTCCATCTTATGCTATTAATGTTACCGCAGATATAGCAGCTGCTAGTGGTGGCAAGGGTGGTACAGATGCTAATGGTAGTGCTGGATCTGGAGGTTCTGGTAGAAGAGCACTTTTGACATTTAATGATTATACGGCAAGGACATTTACATTAAGGATAGGTTTTATAGGTGGATCTGGTTTTGGTTGTGTAGCAAATAGTGGAGCAGGATCAAGAGGAAGTTCTAATGTAGCTACCGGTGGATTTGGTGGCAGAAGTGGTCCCCAAGGATGCTCTGGTGGAGGAGGAGGCGGTGGCGGCGCTACTGCTGTATATGATTCCGTTAAAAATGGATATGTTGCTATAGCCGGAGGAGGTGGCGGCGGTGGTGGTGCTTCTTGGAATAGAAATGCTACTAATGGTGGTGCTGGCACCGGAATGTTTACTGGAAATATAAACAGTATTAGTGGTGGTTCTACTGGTTCATCATGTCCCACTGACGGTGGTGGGGGAGGTGGAGGAGGCGGAGGCGCATCTGGTGGTTCTGGTGGAGCCTTTGGACTTGACAACAATTATGGCGGACGTGGTGGTAATGGTGGACGGTCTGCTTATGATAGTAGTTATTGTTCTTTTACTAATAATACAGGAACATCTAATTTTGGAAATGGATTTGTTATAATAAAATGGAACATAGGTGCTCCAACAATTGATAGTTTTACTATTAACCCTTCGCCTATCATTGCTGGAGAAAAAGCTACATTAACGTGGACATCTACAAATTCTCTTTTTGGTAGCATTAATAATGGCGTTAATGCAGTTAATGTTCCCAATGGTTCTATTGATGTTTATCCCCCAGACGATAGAACATATACATTAACTGTTACTGGTTATGGTGGATTGACTGATACTGCTACTGTATCCATCGTAGTTTACATTCCTCCTGTTATTATTGTTTCTACCAATAAGATCGAAATGATGCTTGGTAGTGTGGCTAATCTTTCTTGGGTTACAACTGGAGATGCTGATAATATTGTATGGGTTTCTGGTGGAATAAGTAATTCAAATCTTATTAGTAATAGTAATGTCAGTCCTACAACCACTACATCATATGCCGCATATGTATCGGGACTTGGCGGAACTTCATCTGTATCTTCAGTTTCTGTTGTTGTTTATTATTTTCCAACAGTAGAAGTTGATTATCCAACAAATATTTTATATGGTCAACAAGGCAATATCGAAGTTACTACAAGATATGCTACTGAGTCTGTCACAATAACACCAACTTACACGTATGATTTTGTTGGATCTACTACAGCATCTGCTGCTAATTTATCTGTTAATGATAGTGCCGAATCTACTGGCATAGAAAATACGGATATTTACACTACGACAATACCGTACGATGATCGAGGACCATTGAGTGTTACATATGTAGTTAGAGCAACTGGTAAACTGGGAACGTTCCAAGAAGAAGTAGTTACTATACCAATCATTATTGATGATACTCCTGATAATTTAAACATTCCCGAGAGTGTAGATTTAATAAAAGATCAACAACCCATTTATACTCCCCCTGATGTAGAAGTTTTAACTGATTTGCTTTTAATTGATGATGTTGACATTAAAGTAGAAGTTAAAAGTGATTACCCTATTCAAATTGATCTCAATCAACAAAATGAATGGTATGATATCAGACAAATTGGCACTCCTCCTTATGTTCAAGGAAGTTCGGTTGGTGGAAACTCTTTGCCTACTGAATCTGGTGTATATCTCATAAAACCAAATAGTGATCCTGTAAGTATTGATGAAGAATTTAATGTTAAATCAAGTAATATTACGGCAATAGATTTCGCGAAGTTGGTTACTTGTGTATCTGTCATTGATGAAACAAATAGTAGTTATTATAATAGCCAATCAGCTTTGGATAATGTGTGGGCAGGTAGTGCTATTATTGGTGGAACGACAAATAATCGTAGAGGATTTAGAACAGCATTCCCATACAGAACTTTCTATATCTTAGATCCACAAGCATCAGGGCAAAGTGGTATTGATGTGCCTACAGCATATCCAGCAGATCCTAACGCAATTGGACCAATTCGTGTTAATCGTGATGGCGGAAATGCTGGTAATAGATCTGATTGGTTTTCGATTTGTAATTTTGGTTCTCTTCCATTTGGAACGATTGTTTCTATCTGGATTGATATTTCCGGTAGTATGACTCTAGCAACAGTCCAAGCATCATATAATTATTTCTTGACACGTTGTGCTGCTGCTGGTATTGAAATTGTATTAAGTCTTAGTGCTTCTGGAGAGAGGTATATTGAGGGTCATATTGTATATCTTCCTCCTAGTGCTAATTTTACTGTAAATAATACAACAAATATCGTTACAATTATTCAGGGGCAGTCCGTCACGTTAAACTGGGTTGCGTTTGGTGATCTTAATACTCTTAATATTGCTCCAGGAGTTTTATCCAATGCTACTACTTTCACTAATTTTGTCAGTAGTGCTGTTGTATTTCCACAATCAAATACTACATATCTTCTAACAGCAACTGGTCCTGCAGGAAGTACAACACGACAAGTTACAGTTAATGTTTTAATTCCACCAACACTTCAGATAAGTGCTAATAAAACTACTATTATTGTTGGAACATGTGCCAATATCAGTTGGGGTTATACTGGAGATGCTTCCACTATTACGTGGACTACTGGAACTATAACTAATGGAAATTTGACTAGTTCATCACAAGTTTGTCCGACAGATACTACAACATATTGTGCTTTTTTAGATGGAGCTGCTGGACAATCGCCTGTAACATGTATCACAATTTATGTAAAACAAATTCCAACCGCATCTTTGACAGTTCCAAACGAAGTAGATTATGGAAATAATTTTAACATTCAATACAATACTCAATATGCTAACACTAGTATAAGTATTACTCCAACATATACTTATTTGAATGGTACAACAACAACAGGAACTTCTATTAATAGAACACCTGCTACTGGTGCTGAATTGGGAGATCCTGATTCACAAACTAAGGCAAATGGAACTGTTCCCATAACTGTTCCTTGGAGTAATTTTGGTCCTTCTCAAATTAGTTTTTCTATTGATGTTGTTGGTGAAGGCGGCACTGCTAATGATGTCGAACTTACCACAGTAAATATTGATCAGACACCAGACAATTTAAATATTCCAGATTCGGACGAATTACTTAAGGCTCAAGAACCAGTTTTCAGTCCAGAAGGAGATATTTTGTCCGAGTTGATTTTGATTGATGATATTGATGTTGATATTGAAATTAAAGCAAATTATCCTATTAAAGTTGACACAAATCAAGAGAATGATTATAAAGATGTTCGTCAACTATAACATCATAGATAAATACTAATACTGGGATACAATGTAAGAGGAATGACATTTTCATTTGCACCAAATGATGAACCACTTTACGTGTCCGAAGGCGATTACGTTCAGTTTAAATTTAAGGCACCTTCTTCTTGGGATACAACTCAAACAGTTACTCTTCAAATTGGTGACTTACTTCAATATTGGTTGATTATTACGATCAAGGAGGATTTCACTCCAGATCCATATCCCATGGAGGGATTTGAGGGTGCTGAAGTTGATACTTTGTATACATTTGCTGATGGTAGTAGACCAGGAGAATCAATTGTTGTTGTTAGTGGATTAACACCAACTACACAGGCAGCTGTGGGTATTTCATCTAATGTTCCTATACCTGGAGGATCTCCTGTTACTGATTATGTTGCGATGCGTATTGATTACGATGGTAATGGAAGTTGGGATACTGGTTGGATTGATAATACTACTGCTGTAACAGTTGAGAACGGCGCAAGGATACAGGTAAGAGGAAGAACTTCTACTTTTTACACTCAAATTATGAAAGTTGTTCTGGAGATTGGAACAGCAACTGAATCATGGGATGTGCAAAATGAAGCTGTCCCAGGTAATTTTGCCACACCATTTCCAAATTTTACTGATCTAAATCCGGTAGAACCAGATACTATGATCTATAGTGAAGTTCTAACAGTACAAGGAATGAGTGAAGACGGTCCTATTAGTGTTAGTGGCACAGGTGAATATGCTTTATCTGTATCTGGTAATACTAGCACTAATGTTAATGGGTTTGATGTATTACTTGGTGCTGCTTGGTCCACTAGTGGAACTGTATCTAATGGAGATTACCTACAATTAAGAATTCCAAGTTCTAATGCTAACCTAACACCTGTATTTACAGATTTGTCGATTGCTGATACTGCAAACGGATCAACCTGGACAGTTACTACTGGTGTTGCTGATGATGATACACCAGGTAATTTTTCATTCCAAGATAAAACTGGTCAGTTAACCAATGTGTTAGTTGGATCGGATACGCAACCATCTGCTGGTATTACTGGATTGACAGCTGGTTTATCTGTTCCTGTTGAGGTAGTTTCTACGGATTCTAGTTTAGTTCGTGTGAAAGTTAATGGAGGATCTATTGGCGTATTTCCAACATCTGTGCAAAATGGTGATAAGTTAACAATTTATTTACAATCTAGTACTGCATTTAATACTCCTAAAACTTTACAGATTAAAGTAGGAGAACGTACTATATCTACATGGACTGTTATAACTGGTAGTGGACCAGATGGTGATGCAATATTTACTCCTCCACTTGATGTAACTAATCAAGTTCCAAGCACATATGTGAGTAGTTCTCAAGTTACAATAAGTGGCATCAATATACCGATTACTATTAGTGCTACAAACGGATGTTTAATCTCTATTGATTCTGATACTCCTGTTGTTGGTCCTAGAACTTTTGATCCTAATGTGAATACGTCATTCTCATTGACACTATTAACATCAGTAAATCTTAATACGGGGGCGTCTACGGTAGTTACAGTGGGCACAGGATCTTTGAACAATCCTTTTACTTGGACAGCGACAACTTATGCCTCAGCACCTCTACCACCAGATAATTTAGGTGTTTGGTATAGTAAGAAAATAGCAAAATTTGATGGTTATCCTATTGGCACTGTGATACCTATCCTTAAAGAAAATACAGTAGTTGGATACGGTGATTTGGACGGAGATTTGAGCTCTAGATATCCAGGATTTATTAAATGCGAAGGTCAAAGTTTAGACACTACTCAATATTTTATGTTATTTGATGTAATTCAATATACGTATGGTGGGTCTGGATCCAGTTTTAATATTCCTGACTATAGAAATAGAAGACTGTGTGGAACTGGTCAAGTTGATGCTAGTAGAGGTAATTCTACTTCACTACCAATTGATAGTGGTGGATCTATTCTTAGCGTTGGTGCTGAAGGTGGATATTGGTATTTCGATAAAATAGATGTTTTAGGTTCGCAACCACTAGAACAAATTCAGGGAACCGGAACTACTGGAATAAATAGTGAATTTTTTACTTTAGGCACAGTGAGATTATCTGGTCTTGAAACAGTTACAGATGATATTACATTTTCTGTTGCTGGTCAAGTTAGTGGTATAATTGGTCCATTGGAAGATGTTGTGGTGAATGTTCCTTTACATGATCATGCATATGTTGCCGCTATTCCTGATGGTGATGGTGGAGATCCATTAATTAAATGGGGTCCTCCTGCTGGTAGGGCTATGTTTGGTGGTAGCACTGGAACAAGTACTTATAGAAATCAAGTTGGTAGTTCTGATGATATTGCTGGTAAATGGGCAGATTTTATTGGTGGTCTTGGAATTTTTGAAAATGAGATGAAATTGTATTATGGCAATGGTTTTAATTTGAAAGATTGGGCAGCTGCTAATTTGCCATCTAATTGGGAAGTTAATGTGGATGTTCCAAGTGGAGCCACTGGTCAATCTGATTTTGGACCACAAAATGATGATGATCAAGCAACAGTTGATTTTATGACCTGGTGGATATCTCCTGTTAGTGGTTTATCAGGGGCATCGTTACAATCTACTGGTGGCGGTGAACCAAACCCAGCAGCTGCTGTTGTTGATACTGAAACATCTAGATTTACAATTGAGCAATATATTCCCACTAGTGGATTTACAAATGCACATGCTCACTTCCTCACAGAAGATATTGTTCAGAATGCTCAACTTGATTTTAGTTCCGGTAATAGTGGTGGTGCTGGCACCATTACAAGTGGACTAGGAAATGGCGTGACTCAACTTAACCTGGTATTTACCCAAGCAGATATTTTTATGGATATGACAGATGCTACGTTCAGCTGGAATAGTAGTTTTGCTAAACCGGTTCCTAGTGTTACAATGTCACCACAGATTCAAGTACCAATTATCAATCCATTCCATAAGACTAAATATATCATCAAAGCATATTAGAATGAAATTACCTGATTATAGACCGCATGAATTAATGCTTGACCCTAATATAACCAAAGTTGAATTTGATGATTTTATTGGTGTTTGGCCAAACTTTATGCCCCGTCCAGTGTGTGATGAACTACGTGAGTTCATTGACAATACCATTGAACAAGCATGTGTTATTAATCCAAGTTTAGATTTATCTCAAGTAGATAGTGCTGATCGTGTTATTAAATCGCAAGATTTATATGGCGGTGAGATGAACAGAAAAGATATGGCATTTATATTAAATTATGCCAACAGAGATTTGGTACTTAAGATCAATTCAATACTAAGATCATGTGTATTACACTACATCTCACAATATCAATCATTAACTAAAACTAGTTTAATTTCTTCTGACATCAAAATACAAAAAACACCTCCTGGTGGTGGGTATCATCTTTGGCATTATGAAGATTCTGATGAAGCACACTCTATGCGAGAAATAGTGTGGATGATATATCTAAATGATATGCCAGATGGTGAAGCAGAGACAGAATTTTTGTATCAAAGAAGAAGAATTAAACCAACGGCAGGCACGGTAGTTATCTGGCCAGCAGGATATACACATACACATAAAGGCAATACTGTTTTGACTGAAGATAAATATATTTTGACAGGATGGTACATTAAACGTAATTAACGACCCATGGAACAAAAAATAGCTCTTATTCAAGTTGATTTCGCAAACGATACCATACTAGAAGGTGGAAGTCCTGACTCAGGATTTACTTTGCTGCCTACCGAATATAATGGTAAGCGATATAAGATGGATGCTGAAATTAAAGAAAAATTCTTAAGCACATCAGTTGACGAATTTTGGCATACTGACAAAGATTTACTTGAGTTCTTTCAATACTTTAATGATGGAACATATTTCTGCCAAAGGAAAAGAGTAAAGTATGATTTTGCTACTGAAAGCAATTACTTGAAAACATATTCCTTTATAGGTGCTACAGGTGAACAGGCAAAAGAATTATATGAATTAGTTAAAACATTCTTTGCAGTTGTAGTTGAGGTTAAAAACCTTAAAGTTGATACCTTAGTTGCTGGTGTTGATAAAGAAGTTGCTTTCTATGAGCAGCGTATGTATAAACTAAAAAGGCAGAAGCGTGAGATGCTAACTCTGTCTGATTGGAGAATTCTTCCTGATATTGAAGATACTTACGAAGGCGAAAAAGCAGAATGGATTAAGTGGAGAAAGTGGATTAGAGACAACTCTACACCTGCTCCAACAAATGCAGAATTTAATAATTCTGGATTAGAATATTTCAAGTATACATACAATCTTAAATTTCCAATCGACCCCGCAAAATATAGGAAACTATATGTAGATGGAAAGTTGGATGATGGTGTAACAGATGCTCCTGCGTTTATGGATGCTGATGATACCAATCAATGGGTTAAGCATGACTCTCAATCATCAACCGATTTCTTTAAGAATAGAGAGGTCAACATGTTCAACCTGGCACAAAGAGGAATTGCTCCTACTAAGAAAGTTACACAGAAAATCTTGGATATGATGAAAGAATTGAAGATTAATGAGGATGTTGAAGTAGATTGGGATAGATTCTTTGTTGATGAAAATGAACTATGATATGTGAGATTGATTTACTAAATGATGAGCAGATATCACATATCACACAATACTTCAAATACCTAACATTTGAAGATGGTACGAAAAGTAATCTAGATGCTAATAAGGTCTGTCAGACTGTGTTTGATGGACCTGGTAATTTAGATTTGAATATGTATTGTCGTGATATAATAGCAAACAAATTGCCATTCACTGCGTCAATAATATCACAGATATATTTTGTCAAGTATGATGTTGGGGGCATGTATGATAATCATTATGATGCTAATCCTTGTGGTGGTGTGAGATCAGATTATAGTATGACTTGTTTTCTTAATGATGATTATGATGGCGGTGAGTTAGTGATAGAGAATGAACGTAGTATTAAATTATCTAAAGGCAAAGCAGTAATATATCCAGGCAATTTACTTCATAGAGTAAATGAGGTAAAATGTGGTAGGAGAGATGTATTCGTATGTTGGATTGAAGTATGAATGATATTATACAATATGACAGGTTTTTTTCTTTTAATGTAGTAGAAAGAATTACATCTAAAATAAATGAACCACGATGGAGACATGGGCATGGATCACATGTAGATGAGAATAACAATTCTCTTGGCATACCATTTTGGCGTATGGATCTTTTAGATGACACATACTTTTCTGATTATCTTCTAAATATCATTAGGGAAAAAACCCAACAAGATTATGATTTGTATGATGTGTATGCTAATGGGCATACATTTGGTACTCAAGGAGAATTCCATGTTGATTGGTATGAACCAAACGGGAGAACCCTATTATATTATGCAAATTCTAACTGGAGACCAGAGTGGGGCGGGAAGACTATATTTCTTCTTGACAAAGAAGAATTATTTTATCAAAATCCTATACCAAACTCTGCTGTTCTTTTCCCCGGTAACACACCACACATGGCAGAGGGAACATCTAGATTATTTTCTGGATTGAGAGTAACTATTGCTTGGAAACTAATACTAAAATGAACACATCCTACGACGCATTTTATCTTGATAATTTTATTGAGCGATATGCTACCTTGAAAGGTAAATCTGTCTTGTATCTCAGATCAACAGGATGGAATAATAGTTCTGATGTTGATGCTATCAATGCATCAATGCAACTTTATAAAGATATTCTTCCACTTGATATGTGGACTTGTCTGACTCAATCAGAACATGTTTTTGCTGAAGTTGATGATATTACTGATATGTTAAACTTTCTGGAGTCAAATCTACCAGAAAGTCAAGCATCAACATCTACGCCAGAGAATTATATTTTTTATTCTCTTGCTAATACTAGCGGTCAAATCATAGCAACTAACGAATAATGTTTTCCGAAGATTTCGATATTGTAGAAAAATATAATGTGAATACACAGGAACATGTCTCAACAATTGAGATGATGCCTAGAAGATTTACATCACTGGTTGATTCTAAGTATTTGCCAGCACTAAGTTCTGCTGTAATTGATAAACTCAACAAACTATTCAATTACAATCAAAAACATACAACTGATCCAAACTATTACTTTGACAAATATCTGTATGTAGAGCATAAAGATAGTGAGATCATATCGTTTTATTGTAAGAATGGTATTCGTTTCAATACTATTAGTCATCCTAGCATCTGGGATACTTTTATTAAAGAAACTGATAATGAAAGCATTAGAGAATGCAGAACAGAAATCGACAGTGTTACTAATGATCTAGATCATTATGAAGCATCGATTGTGGGAATTTCATATGATCCTAATGGAGTTGCTACACAACTTTCTGTATATGATAAAACATATGAACTTAATGTAAGTAATAGTGAGATTTTGAATAAACTCAATATCTTGACTAAGACTCGATATGATATGGTTAAGGGTGTAGTTTCTATATTACCAGATAGTACAGATATCAAATATCAATTAGTATTTCGTTATCCAGAGATATTTGATAATGATAATGAATTGTTTTTGAATAAAACTGTTAAGAATACAAATATGGTTGATGCTTCTCTTGACATGCTCTCTCGCGAGGGTGGACTAGAACTTATCACCAGTGAGCAGAAAGACTATATCAGATCAATCTGTGTCGGTCAATCCACATATGAATTGGAGTATGTTATTGGTGTGGATGGAAACATCAAAGATTTTTATGTCCATCAACGTCGTTTGAACGAATTTGAAGACTTGACAGTGGGTTGACACTGTGCTATGGTAGCAGAGCGTCCATTGAACCACATGAAAGTCCCTGATAAAATAGAATTGCAGCATATGCAACTTCAAGCGATGTTGAGGGAGAACAATATTCATGAAAGTGAACTGTTGTATTGTGGTGAACGAGAGTATACTATAGATTATGCTGCTCATCCAGAGTATCATGGACAGATGATGCATTGGTACATTATTGGCGGCGAACATGAAGTTCCTGTTTGTGATATCGAATCAGTCGATCAAATCGAATAACTAACCTAACTAACTAATAAAATTTTAATTATGTCAGCATACATTTCTACCTTTGTGGTTGATGATTGGTACGATAATCCTGATCAAATCCGCAAACATGCCATTAAGTGTTTAGAGAATGGTGGTACTGAAGGAAAGTCGAAAGTTGATTTAGACACCATGCGCCAACATGGCAATAAGTGGGAACCATATCCTGGATGGAGATGTAAGGCAGCAGTTGGCAATATGGTTTGGAATTATGACATGATCAGTCGTGTCATTGGATGTAAAATCGATCCAAAGCGTTGGTTGTTTATCCCATCAACCGAAGTTGTTACAGGAGATATGCAAAGTTATCTTCAATATGATTATAAAAGTAATACTATGATCGTGAGAGATACTGATATTCAATTTTCCCACGATGGAATTTCTAACGGCACATTTGCTTGTACTTTTGAAGATAGTATTTGGAGAGCACATACAGATAGTCCCAATAGTTATGCTGCCATAGTATACTTGACTCCTGATGCTCCTGTCGATACAGGAACTTCGTTTTACCGACACCGCGAAACTGGTGTTACTGAATTAGGATCAAATACTGATACGATAGACAAGGAAGATCATTACGACCCCTCTATGTGGGAAGAGACCGACCGGATTGCGAACTGGTACAATCGATGTGTTATCTTCGATGCGTCACGCTATCATTGTGCTTCAAGGTATTTTGGAGATCCATCTAATTATGAAAAAGGTAGGTTGTTCCAGGTATTTTTCTTTGACCTGGTTGACCCAGAAGAGTAATCATGCTACACTGTCCCCTATAACGCTTGTATCACATGGATTGGANNAGCACCACGAAACANGAGAAACGTAAAGATGCGTTCTATATCTTTTACGAGAGNGTTCTCAAACCAGANNATCANCTACGTCANGACGCACACGATCAGGAATGCTATCATGAACTGCTAGAATGGCGTAGTGAGATCATCAAATACCTTGACAAACGTCGCAACGAAGACTTTAATGACAACTGAAATCAACTGGGCACATGAGTATACAAAACAGCGCAAAGATCGTATGCAAAATGCGATCGATGATTATCTCAACGATGATAAAGTATCAGCACGACAAACGTATGAAGAGATGCTATCTGGCATCGATGATGTGATAGAATATCACAAGAAAGCATACTGTCGTGCTATGTCTCTTAGAGACTACATGACTGGTAACACTGCTCTCAATTTAGAACACCAAATTCCTGACCGCTACTAAAATGAACGAAGAAGAATTCAAATCGGCAATCAACAACTTTTTGATGTTGCAGAATAACAACGATCATAACTTTCAAATTTTACAAGCACAAATTGATGGTCTTCAACGTCAGTTGAATGAGTTGAACGACTTGAAAGAGATGTTCCGTCTTCCTAAACCAGAGAACAAAGATCGCCAACCATTTGAAGAGGTTAATTAATGAAGTTCACTCGTGGGATGATGGTTACATACCGCACCACCACGGGGTGGGTGGACTTTATTGGTGATAGGTATATCACTATTTGTTACATCGATCGACCTGACCCAACATGTCGTCATGGTCGTTATCAGTCAACTTTATGTGTTTTTCGCGAGTATTGGAATGAAGTATGCAGTTGTATGGATGAAGAACAAGAAGAAGGGGCAAGCGAAGCAGGAAGCGATCTTCTATAGTTTGGATGATGCTAGTATGTGGGAGCAACACATCAACAAAACAGAACACTCTAAGACTAACATTATTCCTATCTTTGGAGATTGATGATTAGTATAGTAGAAGAATTCTTGTCTGAAGAAGAGAATGATCAATTAGCAGAGGTTGCTCTTACTTATTCTAAGAAATATGAAGGTCGGGGTAAATTTGAGTGGCAATCTGCTGGAGATAGTCCATTAAATTCATACTATTTGAATAATATTGAGTATCCGCAAATTGTTCGTACATTTTCTGATAGGTGTGAGTCTACTGTAAACAAACTGCTTGAGCATATCAAACATACGTGTAAAGCAACTGAAATATGGTATAATGTGTATGATAACACACAATATCAAGAACCACATACTCATGGTGGTGCGATATTCAGTCTAGTTTACTTTAATAAACTACCAAAAGGATCATCAAAACTACAATTTACATTAGATCCAGACGAATGCTCATTTCATAAAGAGAGGACCGCTATTTTCTTTGTAGGTGGATTGGAGCATGGTGTTCTTCGAGGAACTAATGTAGATCCTAGGATCACTTGGTCATCTAATTATGCGTAAGTAACAATGATAGACACTTTTTCTGTACGTCAACTTAGAATTGATGATCTAACATTAAATGAAATGATTGCTGAGTTGGATAGTATAGGAGAGTGGAAGAAAGCATCTACCTTTAATAAGTCTTCTAATTGGAGATCTACTAAAGTTAAGTTTATTGATTCATCTCATTATATTGGAAAACTTTGTCTTGACAATGTAATGGATGTTAATTTACAGATGTATAATTACGACCTTCGTCAATATGATAATGGTCAGTTTCAATATGCACACTATAATGTAAATGATTACTATAAATGGCATGTTGATAACAAGAAGGTTGCTAACAGATTTTCTGTCAGAAAACTCTCGTTTTCATTGGTTTTAAATGATGATTACGAGGGTGGTGTGCTGCAAATAGCAACACCACAAACACCAGACTCAGAAGATCCATACCATATTTTCTCTGTGCCTAAAAAACGTGGCACATTGATAGTTTTTTCTAGTCACATTTTACATCAGGTAACTCCAGTGACACATGGTATCAGAAAAAGCATCGTTGGGTGGTTCACTGGTCCACCACTTCGTTAACTGGTTGCAGGTGGTTGACGCCACTTGCTTTTTCGTGTACAATTACAGCATAGTCACAAACACCCATGATCGAACTGAACAAGGTTTATCACTTCAAAATTGAAAACTTGTTTCACCCTGATTGTCCTAAAGGTATAGTCAAAAATCTCAGTAAGAAGATCTGTGAAGATGGTCGAACATCTTCTCCTGTTATCACCACATATGTTCATGAACAGTGGTTCCCTGAGTTGACTTACGTTGACAAAAAGTTTATCGACTTTATTGGTAAAATTATTGAGGGTGTTGATGGGGAGAGCAATGTAGAGAAAAAGATGTTTACTCTTTCTGGTGGTTCTAAGTTCTGTCCCTCTAACATGGTTGGTAAGGGTCGCACTATTGATCCTGTCAAATCTCGTCAAATTTGTGAAGAGAATAAATTAATCTATCTCCTCGCTGATGCTACAGAGTTCCCTAATGTTTATGTAACATTCGTGGATGGTATTGAACTGCATGATCGCCACAAATCATGTAGTATCGGTTATAATAATAAGTGGCGTAACTTTTACTTTGGACGTAATGTTGTTTCTTGAAGATTGTTTGAATGGTATGAAGAAATTGGAGGACGGTAGTGTAGATGCTATCGTCACATCTCCACCATACAACCTCAACATCAAATATGGTAAGTATGATGACAACAAACCACGTCAAGAGTATATTGAGTGGTTGGTAGAAGTATTCCTTGAAGGTAAGCGTGTGCTCAAGGATACTGGGCACCTGTTTGTTAACATGGGATATTCTAACATCGATCCGTGGGTGGGTATGGAAGTCGGTCTTGCACTCAGAAATGACTGGATCTTGCAAAATCATATCAACTGGGTCAAGTCTGTCCACGTCAATGATAAGACAAGTGGGCATTTTAAACCTATCAATAGCAAACGATTCTTGTGTCCTACATGGGAACATCTGTTTCATTTCACTAAAGATGGGAACGTGAGTGTAGATCGTCTTGCTATTGGTGTCAAGTATGAATACTATGAGGCAAACATTCGCGGAAAGAATACTGCTGATACTAAACCAAACCTGAGAGATAAGGGTAACTGTTGGTTTATACCGTATGAAACTATCAACAGTAAATCTCTACGCGGAAAGCATCCTGCAACATTCCCTGTCAAACTAGTGGAAGATTGTCTCAAGATGACTGGTGTTGAGTCTGGCATAGTTCTTGATCCTTTCTTTGGCACTGGTACTGCTGGTGTTGCCGCACAGAATATAGGATGGGACTACATTGGATACGACATTGATCAGGATTACCTGACGTTTGCGGAAACTCGTTTGCGAAAGGGGTTGACAGAATTTCTAGAATGATATAAACTAACATAGTTGTTTCAAGTTGGTCCTAAAACACCAGCGTCGGAAACACTAATCTCTAAAACTTTTATAATGGAGAACAAAAACAAAATGACTACACTGTTCGCTGAAGATATTCAGCAAGAGCGAATTATCGCTGTAAAAAAACGTATTCTTAGAAACCTTGTCGATGAGGCAGGTAACGAAATCAAAGAAACTCAGTTGGAAGTATACCGCAACTATGGAGCTGCTCTCAATCCACTGACTAATTTGTGTCAACAACAACCTAAAATTCCATTTTGGACTGCTGTTTTTGAATTATTTGAAACAAATCAAGCAGTTCCTTGTATGATCCCTGTCGGTCTATGTTGGGGTGATGCTTCTTATAATAGAGCAGATGAGATTAACTGGTCTCAAGTTAACACTAACATTGAGTATAGCAAAGGTTACAGTTATGATGCTGCTGTTTACATTGATGTAGTTTTCGATCCTGCAACTGGTCGTTTCATTGTCAAAAAGGGTCAACATCGTGTGATCATGGCATATCTTTGTCTTGGTGAAAATGCTCGTATCGCTGCCAATGTCAAACTGCTCAATGAAAACTTCACGGAAGAACAACAGATTACTGCTGAAGCATATGAGCATCACGTTGATGCTCAGAAAGTAGCACGACAGAAAGCACATCAAGCAGGTCGATCCGCATTTGTTTCTGGTGATGAAGAAGATATTAAATATACCAACTTTATTCTTTCTCATGGCATNGGTGTGAAGGGTAAAATGCATCTCTTCCCTCAATTCAATCATTTCAATCGCGATTGCGATACTCCCTGGGCAGTAAGATCCGCTATGCAAATTAACGAAGCACATACTTCCACGGCACTACATTTACTTAATAAGTACTTGCCGATCGGTGATAAAGTTATTGGTGGCAAGGCAATCAAGTCTGTTACTCAGTTTCTTAATGTCTTTAATGATAAAATTCAGAAGACTGCGGATCAAAATGATACCACACCTGAAGATTTTATCGATGAAGTCTTTAAGTATATGTGGCATCAACGCAAGACCAAATCTTCTTCTTGGTTGAAAGGTTCTCAGGCATTTCGTGGAGAGAATGTTATCATCCCTCTAGCACGTTTGATTAAGTTCACTAATGCATATTGTCAGGAGAGCAATACTCGTCTTCATGATGGTCGTAAGAATGAAGATAGTGTGTGGTGTTCTACTGATGAGAAGTTCTGGTGTGATTTCTTACATAAAACTACTCCTACAGAACTTCATGGTTCAGTCAATGCCATTGTAAGTGAGTGTTGATTTAGTTTACCTATTATGACTGACCGGACTATAGAAGTGCCTCTAACGACCTCTCAGATCCTATTCTTAATGGATATGATGATGGGATGCAATCTAGGCACCACCAAAATCCATGCTATGCAGAACAACGTCGATGATGCTGCCACGTACGACCAGTTAGCGAACTGTCTACAAAACGCGCACAGCACCCCATAACCGTGTATATTAAGAGAGTCAAAGGAACACACCCCATGCAACTCACTACACTCGTCACCACCGTTGACTTCTTCCCTGAGGCATTCATCGCTGAAGAGTCTGGCACTGTCGTCAAGCGTTTCCAGAAGCGTGTCACCTTCAACTCCAACGGTCTCAAGTCTTATAGCACTGTCACAGCACTCACAGCACGTCACGAGTGGTCTGAGCGCATTGCTAACGGTGCTGAGGTCACTGGTTACAACGTAGAGCAGATGCCTCGTTCTGAGTACCTTCCTATGGCAGTTTGATTCCCTACTATTAACATCATTATTCATCGAGGATTACCCATGGATCTAAACACTTTCAAACAAAAGTTTTGTGCTCTCAAAGCACAAGGTTTCATTAAGTCTCACCGTAGTGGTAACACTGGTGTGGGACACACTCTAGAACAAGAACTAGGACTAGTAGAGAATTGTATTTCTGGTCCTGATCTTGTCGGCAATGAACTTAAAGCAGCACGTAAAGGTGCTGGTGGTAAACAAACTCTCTTTACTAAAGAGGGTGACTGGGTTGTATCCCAGAAAGATTATATTACACAGTATGGTTTTCCTCACACCAAAAAGATAGGTGAGATGAGTGGACAATCTACTGTTACTAAAACTGTTAACAAGCGTGGTCTGTCTATCGTGACCACTGATACTTACTGTGCTATTATGCATGGTGATACTATTATTGTCAAGTGGGACTGGGAGACATTGATTAACCAGTTTGCAAAGAAGTTTCCTGCATGTGTCAAAGTATTTGCTGATGTAGAGAAGCGTAGTGGTGTTGAATACTTCCACTACAATGAAGCATATCATTTCATTGGTATTGATAAGAACCTGTTCCGTACTGCAATCGAGAATGATATGATTGCAATTGACATTCGTATGCGTACACAGAATACTATTGGTAAATCTCTTCGTAACCGTGGTACTGCATTCCGCATGAATCATGGTAAGATGGAAGAACTATTTGTAAAGGAGGAACTTTGAAGGACACAATTCTGTATGGAGACTGTAGACAGACTCTAAAACAATTCTCAGACTCTGGTATCCGCGCTCGCATGTGTGTGACATCACCACCATACTATGGTTTGCGCGATTATGGTAATGAAGACGCGCAAATTGGTCTTGAAGAGTCACCTGAAGAATTCATTCAGCAACTAGTTGAGGTATTTCGTGGAGTGCGTGATTGTCTGACTGATGATGGCACACTCTGGGTAAACATTGGTGATAGTTATTACAACTATCGATCTGGTAAGGGTCAGGCATTACCCAAGCAGTCTATGGCATCCAGCAATCAAGATCTGCCACAAATACGTAATCCTCGTCGTGGTAACAAACTTAAGGGTCTTAAGGATAAAGATCTCATTGGTATTCCGTGGATGTTAGCATTTGCATTACGTGCTGATGGTTGGTATTTACGTCAGGATATTATTTGGAGCAAACCTAACCCTATGCCTGAGAGTATGAAGGATCGTTGTACCAAATCACATGAGTATGTGTTCTTGCTCAGTAAGAACAAGAGATACTATTTTGATGTTGAGTCTATCAAAGAACCAACAGTTGATGGTGCTAGCATGAAACGTAAGAAGAGTGTGTGGACAGTACAACCTAAACCATACAAAGGAGCACATTGTGCTGTATACCCTCGCGAGTTGATTGAACCTGCTATCTTAGCAGGTAGTGANGANGGTGATATTATCCTTGATCCATTCATGGGTAGTGGCACAACTGCATCAGTTGCAAAATCTATGAAGAGAGACTATATTGGGTGTGAACTGCATCATGACTATGATGAACTCATTCAACAGCGTCTTGAGGCAGTCTCTGAGACCCCTCTACAATCGCCTACAAGCATCCTGAACCACTTATGACTGACCAGACTATAGAAGTAACCCTAACACCCTCTGAGATCCAATATGTGATGGATCTTATGGTTGGGTGTCCTTTGGGATATTCTTCCGATTGCATGATAAAGAATGGAATCAATGATGCTCGTCTGTACGACCAGTTCGAGAACTGTCTACCAAACCACCACAGCGTCTCATAACCGTGTATATTAAGAGAGTCAAAGGAACACACCACTGATGAGAATCGCACAGTATCTCCTAAGCGGCATGTTTGCTATTGTCGCTATCACTTGCTATCTGCTATTTTTAGCAGATCGCGACACCAAAATGATGAACTACTATGACTCAACAATCCAGCAACAAACAGTTCGTAAATGATCTCTTCGACAAACTCTTCACCTTCGTTGACACTGACATGATCGATCTGCATGATGATGATTCATGCTGCGATCACCTTGAATTTGAACAACTTACACTTGACACTACCATCTGATTTCCCTCATCAACCACCAGAAGGTTTCACCTATGAGATTCATGAACATAAGTCCAACGTCGTTGGCATTTGGATTCGGAATCATGCTCGGTTTAGTTACACTAATGAGCCTGTCCGATCGATCTGGGGATTCTACAACACAAAAAAGCAATGTTACATTGCCCCAATTAACCACAAACGTCCTGGTAAACCAGTAGACTTAAGCAACACTACGGCATACTCTGCTATGCCACTACTCAAATCATTCGTATCAACTGATTAATCATGTCTATTTCTGAAGTAATGCTCGACCGTTGGATTCTTGAGAACATCGATGATGCTGTGCCAGCATGGGAAACTATGGAGGATCTGCATGTTGTTAACAAGAACTGGCGCAAAGATGCTAGTGATGAACTATCATCAGAAGCATTGGATCTACTATGAATGAAACTCGATAGTAAAGCGAGAGTATTAGGCAGCGTTGGTGTTATCACTGCCTATTTTGTTATTCTTCATGTGAATGTAATTACTGGTGTGATGATGAATTGTGTTGCTGATCTGATTAGCATCCCATACTTCATCAGAACAAAGTCATGGGATGTAGTGATCATGGTAGTGTTTCTATTCATGATCAGCATGTCGCGACTGACCACCTAACAACCAAAGGAACTCATGAAAACATTCTTCACTGATTATTCAAATGATGTTACATTCTGCCTTGATGATGTCATAGCAGTTGAGAAAAGTGAGAAAAGTTACAAATATACAACTGTTCCATCGATTAAAGTCACTCTTGTTAGAAGTGGAGTATCAAAAGAGGTTGAGATTGTCTTCTTTGAAGATGATTACATAAAAAGAAGTGAGGAGTTCAAACAACTGAATAGAGAACTATTCTTGAGAAAAACCAATTCCTAAACTGACCACTCTGCCCCTGACTCTGCCCCACTCTGCCCTATACTATATTCATACCAAAGGGAACAACCCACATGGCAGTCACAGCAGTCAAGCACTCCTTCTACAAGATCGCGATCGACACCATCGATGCTCCCCAGCAACCCATCATCTATTTCCGCAAGTGTGGCAAATGTACCACTGCTAAGGGCATGGATCGTCAGCACAATCGTATGGTGAGTGAGACTATTGAGCAGTGGCGTCCATTCTCACAGCAGATCCGTCGCTACACTGTCTCTCGTGTGCCAGCTGACGTAGTGGTCGGTGGTGAG